GGTTCGGGCGTCACGTCGTCGCTGGACTATAAGATCGCCCAACAGGGGCTGGTTCGGATAGCGACAGCCACGACAACAAGCGGCACGACGCTCGACATCAACAACTGCTTCTCGTCCACGTTCGACAACTACCGAGTCGTCATCTCGGGCTTCAACGTGACAACTGGAGCGTACGGACTGAACCTGAGAATGAAGTCAGGAAGCACAGTAGCGACAACTGGTTACTACGCCGCAACGATTCGGTGGGATATCACATACAACACTCTGAACGGTTCGCGCCTGTATAACGCCAGTCAACTTGAAACTTCCATCATTACGACATCTGGACGCGACGCAGCCGGAGTGATTGACATTTACTCACCGAACCGTGCTGCCTACACCTCATTCACTCTCCAAGCCACCGACAGCAGAGCGACTGGTTACGGCGCGATCCAACTGACGGGGCAACTCGCGGATACCTCGCAATACACGGACTTGCGTCTGTTCATTGCTGCTGGTGCGCTCTCATCTCTCACGGCGACCGTGTACGGGTACAACAATGGATGACAACTACACCATCACCGAACACGATGCTGCGACTGGCGAAACAATCGTCCGTGCCATGACCGACGAGGAACGAACACAAGCCGACATCGACCGCGAAAGCGTTCCAGAGGTGGTGGACACATCAAAAACGTACGCACACATTGATAACGAAGGAACCGTCTGGAACTGCATCGTGTGGGACGGTGTAACAGAACTTGGTTTGGATGGCGAACTGGTCGAATACACCGAAGAAAACCCTGCCCACATTGGGGGCACCTACAAGGACGGTGTGTTTCTGCCCCCACCTCCACCCGAGGAGCCTGAGGTTCCACCTGAGGCCGTCTAATGGCTGTCACCTACAGTTCACCGATCTCGTATTCTCGTAGCGGGGCCACATACAGCGACGGTTCGTTGACACTTACAGCGACCGCTACTGGTGCTGGTTTCAGCACCGAGGGCGTTGTCGACGTCTACAACGGTATTCGGTCGGCTACGGGTGGTGGTGGTGCTACCGCTGGAGACAATGCTGTTGGTGTCCGCAGTGTTCTACGGGTCTGTCAGGGTGACGGTACGAGCGGCAGTTCGATTGTTTCTGCGTCTGCCCACTTGCGTTCCGCCGTCGGCACTGCTGTTGGTGGCGAGTCGACCGCAACATTGCGCATCTCGGTGTCTGCTGGTGTCGGTGTCGGCGTTGGTACAAGCGTTTCGGTTCGGGTCAGGACGACGTTCACGTCTGCGACAGGTGACGGTTCCAGCACCGAAGGTGTTGTCGACTTGTATCAGGCCATCAGGTCTGCGACTGGCACGGGTGGCGCTACCGCCGCCGATAACGCCACTGGGTTGAGAACCACGTTCAGTGTCGCTAACGGTGCTGGTGTTGCAGACCAGTCGGCGATTCGTCTAGTGGTGTCGAAACGGTCGTCGGTTGCTGCTGGCTTGTCGTATTCGGAAGCCCGATATGTGCGAACGACGTTCGCTGTCGGATCACCGTCTGCTGGTGTTTCGGGGAACCTGTTTGTGTTCCGTGTGAATCGTGGTCAGCCGTGGGATGCGGTGATCCGTATGAAACCTGTGCATGTTCGTGTGCCGTTCAGGAAGCATGTGAACTATTCGGTGAGGCGTCGATAGTTGGACTTGACTGAACTGTTGAATGAGAAGGAGTGGCGACGTTGCCGTGGTTCTGACGACGGCAACGTCGACGGTTTCGTCTACTTCTGCGAGAACTACTGGCACATCAAACATCCGCAAGACGGACGTATCCGTTTCGAGTTGCGTGATGCTCAGGTTGAGTCGATCGAACATTGGATGTCGAATCGTTACTCGGTGGTGTTGAAGGCACGCCAGATCGGGTTCTCAACGTTGGCTGCTGCCTACTCGTTCTGGTTGACGTTCTTCTGGCCCGATCGTTTCGTGGTCATGTTGTCTCGCACTGAGCGTGAAGCAGCAAAGTTGTTACAGAAGTCGAAGTACGGGTACAAGTTTTTGCCGCAGTGGATGAAGGAACGTGGCCCGCAACTCACATCTGACAACCAGTTGAAGATGACGTTCGCTAACGAGTCCTCTATCGAGTCGTTACCTAGCGGTAACGACCCTGCTCGTGGCGAGTCGGTGTATCTGGTGATTGTGGACGAGATGGCGTTCTTGCCGAACCCCGAGGAAGCGTGGGCGTCAATCGAACCTGTCGCTGACGTCGGTGGTCGCGTCATCTGTCTGAGCACGGCGAACGGGTCAGGAAACTTCTTTCACCATCTGTGGGTCGGGTCACAAACAGGCAACAACTTGTTTGCTGGCCTGTTCTTCCCGTGGTCGGCTGGTGACCGTGGTGATGACTGGTACGAGTCGAAGCAGCGCACGATGTCTCAGTGGCAGTTGCATCAGGAGTATCCGACAACGCCAGACGAAGCGTTCATCAAGTCTGGTAACCCCGTGTTCGATTTGGAAGCGTTGGACTCGATTGAACTTGCTGAACCTGATTGCGGTTTTGTGCATGTGGTTTCACGTAAGAACATCGAGTTCCGTTTGACGCAGGACGGGGAGTTCAGGGTGTGGGAAGCCCCGCAGCCTGACGGGGTGTACGTGATTGGTGCGGACGTTGCCGAAGGGTTGGGGCACGGCGACTATTCGTCGTGCCATGTCATCAACGCCAGAACGATGGAAGTGGTAGCCCACTGGCATGGGCATATCGAACCTGACTTGTGGGGTGAACTGTTGGCCGAGGTCGGCTGGTGGTACAACACGGCACTGTTGGGTGTTGAGAACAACAACCACGGGTTGACCACGTTGAAAGCGGCGCAACGTTATTCGTACAGGAATCTGTATCGGACTCGTCGTTTGCAGCAACGGAATCCTGAGGCGACAGAGATTCTTGGTTGGCGCACTACGACGGCGACGAAGCCGTTAGCGATCGACGAGTTGGCTGCGTCGATTCGTGACGGCGAGTTGTGGATTCCTGATGAGCACACGATCGCCGAGTTGCGTACGTTTGTCCGTACCCAGAACGGGCGGATGCAGGGTTCTCCGCACGATGACCGTGTGATGTCGTTGGCGATCGCCTACCAAATGTTGAAGTACGTGTGGTTGCCTGAGTATCGGGGGGATCAGCAGGCACCGAAATACAGTCTGAACTGGTTTGAGAAGTTCACGATTCACGATGATCTTCCGTTTGAGCGTGTCCCAATCGGTGCTCACAACTCTCGTTTCGGAAGGTAACGATCTTCCCAGTAGGTGATGGGGAGCCTTATTTGTGAGAACTGTGGGCGGACGTTCACGTTTGATGTGATTCCGAGACGTGGAGCGGTGTGTTTCGCCTGCCATGTGAAGGGTGTCCGTTTCGGTTTCCAGCAGGGGCAACAAATGTTTCACGACAAGACGATTCGTGAGCAGGAGCGGGAGATCGTTGATTCTGCGAAACGTGACGGTCGAGAGATCGAGTACGTCGGAAACAGGTGGGTGTGAGATGCCCGTGTGGGCGCAGATCGTCGTGGCGTTAGCCGCACCGTCGGGGGTGTTGGTGGCGTTGATTGAACGGACGAGGCGGGAGAACAACAGGGATCATGCGTCCAACGCAAGCCTGCTGCGGCAGATCGACTCAAAGGTCGATCACGTAACCGAAAGAGTGGATGGTCACATCGAGTGGCATTTGGATCGCAAGGAGAAGTGATGGATTATCGGGATGCTTTCAAGAGGGCCGTTGCGACGTTTGTTGCTGGCGCCACGGCAGCACCGTTGACCGCCGCAGTGGTTGACATTTCGTTTCTGAAGGCTGCTGTTGCCGCTGGCGTGGTTGCCGTTTGGAACTATGCGGCACGTGTCGCTCAGGCGTATCTCGCTACGTCGAAAGGATTCTGATGGCCCGCCCGTCAAATGCGGACAAACTGTCCCGTTACCGTAAGCAACTGTCGAACTCGAAACGGTGGAGACGTGATGAGGATCACGACTCCACGTGGCGGCGTCTGGTCGACATGTATCGAGGTCGGCACTACGAGTTCGCATCGGATGAAGATCGTTTGTTGGTGAACGTTGCGTTTTCTACGATCAACGTGATTGCACCGTCGATCTCGGTGAACTATCCGAAGATTGCGGTGAACGCTACGAAACCTGAGGATGCTCCGAAGGGGATCATCACCGAAGCGGTGGTGAACTATTGGTGGCGGCATTACAAGGTGAAGCCAGAGTTTCGTCGTGCCGTCAAAGATTTTCTGGTGATCGGCCACGGGTGGCTGAAGGTCGGCTACAAGTACGTTGAGGAAGAACGAGTCGGTGATGCCGACGAGTATTCCGACGCCGAGTTGGATCACATGACGACGATCACGGTGGTGACCGAGGATCGTCCGTTTGTGGAACGGGTGTCTCCGTTTGACGTGTTTGTTGATCCTGATGCCACGTCGATGCGTGACATCAAGTGGATTGCGCAGCGAATCCGCCGCCCTCTGAAGGAGGTGCAGGCCGATAAGCGTTACGACAAGAAGGCCCGTGAGTCTGTTCAAGGCACAACTCGTTCTCGTTACTCGTCGGACGAACCACATCAGAAGCGCATCCAAGACGACACCCATTCATATGTGGACGTGTACGAGTTCTACTGTTTGACATCGCAGACGATGAGCGTGTTCGCCGAAGGTGGCGAACATTTCTTGGTGAAGCCTCACAAGATGCCGTATGCGTTTGGGCATCCGTTTGTGATGATCCGCAACTATGACGTTCCCGATCACTTCTATCCGATTGGTGATCTTGAAGCGATCGAACCGTTGCAACGTGAGTTGAACGAGACACGTACGCAGATGATGAACCATCGCAAACGGTTCTCACGTAAGTATCTGTTCAAGGAATCAGCGTTTGACATTGACGGCCGTAACGCGTTGGAATCTGATTACGACAACGTGATGGTGCCTGTTGCTTCCGAGGAACCGTTGAGCAATGTGATTGCACCTTTCCCTGCGGTCATTACTCCGCCTGAGTTTTACAACCAGTCGGAAATGATTTCATCGGACGTTGACCGCATCAGTGGTGTGTCGGAGTATCAGCGTGGCGGGTTGCCTGAGATCAAACGGACAGCGACCGAGGCGGCAATCATGCAGGATGCTGCTAACGCTCGTGCTGCCGACAAGTTGGCAACGATCGAACAGTCGATCACTGAGGTTGCGTACCGTCTGGTTGCACTAGCACAGCAATACATGACTGGTCAGCAGGTTGCCCGTGTGATCGGCAAGGATGGGGTGCCGATGTGGATCACGTTTGATCGTGACTACATCAAGGGCGAGTTTGACTTTGAGGTGGAGGCTGGTTCGACGGCGCCGAATAACGAGTCGTTCCGACGGCAGATGGCGTTGCAGATGGTTGATGCGATGGCCCCGTTTGCGTCGGCTGGTGTGGTGAACATCCAGCGTCTTGCTGCCCACGTTTTGCAGTTTGGTTTTGGCATCAAGAACCCTGCCGAGTTCTTGATGGAACCGCAACCTGAAGCACCGCCAGAGCAACCACCTGTGCCTGTACCAATGCCACCGTTGCCGCCTGAGCCTGCCCCCGCTGGGGTGCAGGCGATGAATCAGCCGCCGCCTGCTAATCCGATGGCGTTGTCGGGGATCGACCCAGCGATTCTTGCTGGGTTGACGCAGCGCATGGGTGTCGATCTTCCGAACACCATGTAACGATCTTTCCTATTGGGTGAGGTGTTGGAATACCCGAAAGGACTCCTGTGACCGAACCTGTAGATACCGCAGCCGCAGACCCCATTTCCGTTGATACGGAAGTTGGACAAGTCGGAGCAGAAGGCGGTGCAACACCAGAGCCAGAGGCTCCGATACTGAATACCGAAGATTTCGCAGATCATCACGTGATGGTCAAGGTCGACGGGCAGGACGTTCGGGTTCCTTTGACCGAGGTAACTGCTGGCTATCAGCGTCAAGCGGATTACACCCGCAAGACGCAGGAGTTGGCAGAGCAGAGACAGCAACTTCAGTGGGCTTCAGCAATCGCCGCAGCACTGGATAACAACCCGAACGAAACGATCAAACTGTTGCAGCAGCACTACGGCGTTAGTGCGGCACAGGCACAGCGGATCGCTAACGATGCTGTTGAAGCGGCGTCGGGTGACGAGTGGGTTGACCCAGTTGAGGCACGGGTGCAGGAGTTGGATTCTCGTATCCGCCAGTTTGAGGAACAGCGTGAATATGAGCGTCTTGAACGGGAAGTTGCCCGACTGCAAAGCACATACGGTGAGGACTTCAACCCCCAAGAAGTGATTGGTCAAGCGTTAGCGACGAACAACACGAACTTGGAGGCGGTCTACAAGCAGATTGCGTTCGACAGAGTGCGGTCACGACTTCAGGCAACTGAGCAGTTAGCGGTTCAGCGGGCTTCCGAGGAAGCAGCGATCGTTGAGGCGAAGCGGGCTGGGGGAGTGGTCGCAGGCGGCACGACCGCAGCGAATGTGAACCTTGTTGATTCTTCACCGATCCGATCTGTTTCCGATGCTTGGGCTGCTGCGAAGCGGTCGTACGGCATCGGCTGACCCATAGGGGGAAATCATGGCTGGGAACAGCAACTTCAACGAACTTTTGTCAACCACGATCGCTAACTATCGCGATCAACTCACCGACAACGTGTTCAACGCACGTCCGCTCACGGCACACCTGATGGACAAGGGCCGTATCCGTATGTTGAACGGTGGCACCAAGATTGTGGAGCCGCTCATCTACGGTGAGAACACCACTGTCGGGTCGTACTCTGGTTACGACACGATCTCACTCACCCCGCAGTCAGGTATTTCGGCTGCCGAGTACGAGTGGAAGCAGTACGCCGCTTCGATCGCTATCTCGGGTATCGAGGAAGCGAAGAACAACGGTGAGCAGGCGATCATCAACCTGCTGGAAGCAAAGGTCATGCAGGCCGAGGAGTCGATGAAGGAGGGCTTCAACTCGATGTTCTTCGGTGACGGCACTGGTAACGGTGGCGATGACTGGCTCGGGCTGGAGGCTCTGATCGGCACTGGCGCTGTGGGTGGCATTGACCCTGCTGCTGCTGGTAACGGTTTCTGGGAGTCGTATGTGGAGGACACCGCTGGTGCTCTCACGCAGGCCGACATGACCACTGCGTACAACACTGTGTCGGTTGGTAACGACCATCCCGACATGATTATGACCACGCAGACCCTGTTCGAGAAGTACGAGTCGCTGCTCACGCCGCAACTTCGTTACACCGACACCAAGACCGCAGACAGCGGGTTCCAGAACCTGCTGTTCAAGGCTGCTCCCGTCGTCTACGACGTGGACACCCCGTCGGGAACCATGTATTTCCTGAACAGCAAGTACCTGACGCTGGTCGGCCACTCGGACAAGTGGTTCACCCAAACCGAGTTTGTCCGTCCTGAGAACATGGACGCTCGTTATGCCCTGATCTTCTGCTACGGCAACCTCACGGTCCGTAACCGTAAGAAGCAAGGCAAGTTGACGGGCCGCACCGCCTGATACTGGTGTTTGGCGGCGGGGGTTTGACCCCCGCCGCTTTCACCATTGCCGATTCGTTTTCCATTTTCGATCAGGGAGAAAGCCCGATGCCACGCACACGAGGATTGGCTGGCCGTTCAGCCTCATCATCACCAACAAAGTCACGTAAGACCGCAGCAGGACGACCAATCGCTCCTGTTTCCACTCCTGCTCGCCGTAATGCGTCGAAGGTTGCTTCACAATCGTCTTACGATCGTGCAGCCGCTAACCGTTCTGCGCCCGTATCAGCAAACGATCGTGCTCGCATGGCGAGCCGTGGCAACGATCGTGCGCTTGTAAATCGTTCGCAGCCAGTGTCGGCGAACGCACGTGCTCGTGCCGCTTCAGCGGGCAGTGATCGTGCAATGGCAAACCGTTCGCAGCCCGTATCGGCTAACGATCGTGCTCGCATGGCGAGCCGTGGCAGCGATCGTGCGATGGCGAATCGTTCACAGCCTGTGTCGAACGCTGCGAAGGTTTCTTCACAGTCGTCGTACGACCGTGGTATGGCAAACCGTTCGCAGCCAGTCAAGAAGGCTTCAAGTGGACCTGCACGTCTCGCTGGGCGTTCTGCTGCAACGGCACCTCGGAAGCGTGGTGCTGCTGGCGCAGTGAAGCCACCTGCACGGTCGCCTCGTGTTGCACAGACCGCATGGTCGAAGGCTGGCGGTGCACGGCAAAACAAGAAGTCGGCTGTCGAACTGCCTGCGACGAAGTAATGCCGCAACGCAAACCTGCGATTGACCTTTGGATTATTGACGACATTGGTCAAGCCGCAAAGAAACTGGGCGAGGGTTATTCTCGGCAGCGTCGTGTCGTTCATCGGGTAGACAACCAGCAAACGTTGGCTGGTCGGTCACGTCGTGACCGTAACCGTTACGGGACTCAGGCTCCTAGAAAGACTCGGGCACGTAAAGGCAGGTAACGAATCAGGTATTCAGTGATGACTGCTGTACCTGCCCATTCGTTGTACGGGGTTCCTGCTTCCCGTGGTTCTCGTCCCGCTGGGATGGGTGTCAATGCGGCACCCGCCCCTGCGGGCGGGATGCCGTTCGATACCCGTTACTGCTCTTTCGACACGGGCGGTAATCCGTGTCAAGGGTTCAAGGCAAAGGGCACCGATCTGTGCATGGGGCACCTTAGGTCGGTTGCGAAGGCGAAGGCGGTGGCGGATGAATCTGAGTGAGATTCGGGCGAAGGTTCGTGAGGTCGTGGATATGGACACGACCGATCTGTCTGACGCTTTGTTGAACATGTATGTGGTTGACGGTTTTGAGCGGATCATTGCGTTGGATCGTCGCTGGCCGTTTCTGGAGAAGTCGTGGACGTTGACCACTGTGACTGGTCAAGCGTCGTATCCGCTGTCAGGTATTGGTGTCGGCGATGTTCGTGAGATCACGTCGATTGTTGACAACTCGTCTGGTGGTGCCCGCCTGACGTTGATTGACCATGCCGATGGTGAGGCGTTGTGGTTGGGGGCGAACGATGTTGTTGGTGTGCCCCGCCATTTCTCGATTTGGCAGCAGGAGTTGTATCTGTGGCCGAAGCCTGACAGTGCCGAGCAGTTGACTTTGCGTGGCTATCGCAAGCCGACAGCGTGGTATCAGTCTGATGCCACCGAGGTTGATGCCGACGATCGGCTTCATCAGGCGCTCGTGTATTACGCCATTGCTCAGGTGTACCAGTTGCAGGAAGAACTGGAAGTGTCTGGGTTTTATCGCCAGTCGTTTGACGAGTCGGTTCGTTTGGCGGCGGCGGACGTGTTGCGTGTTCCTTCCCACAGGCCGCTGATTTTCTCTGGTTCCCGTTTCCATGATTCTGCGTACGGCCATCAAGAACCGATGTATTACTGATGGCTACCGAGGGCATCCAGATCAACGATTTCACGGGCGGCTTGAACTATCGGGCTGACGCCTACCAGTTGGCTGACAACGAGTCGCCTGACTTGTTGAACGTGGATGTGGACCCTCGTGGTGGTTTTTCTCAACGCACTGGCTTCTCGGATTACAACTCGGCGGCGATCGGTGGGATTGGTGCCGATGCGTTTGCGCCGTCTCGTGCATTTGCATGGGATGGGAACGCACGCCAGTTGTTGCTGTCGGCAAACAACAAAGTGTTCTGGACTGAGGATGGCACGTTCACTGACATGGGTGTGACGGTGAACGCTACGTATGGCGCCCAGTTCGCACCGTGGCATAACAGTGCGGTGTCGTACGTGTACGGGTCTGCGGGTGAGTCGAACGCTGTGTTCAAGTGGAACGGCACGATTCTGAATCTGTTGACCTCTAGCGGCACGGGACGTTGGCAGGCGACGAATGTGGCGGGTACTCATGCGCCGAGGTGTGAGCACATCACCACTCATGCGGATCGGGTGTGGGCTGGCTATGTGCACGAGTGGGATGGGGCGGCGTACACGTCGTATCCCGATCGGATTCGTTTCTCGCAGGCTGGTTTGCCTGAGTCGTGGCGAGAGTTGGATTACATCGACGTTGTTGGCGGTGGCCGTGGGATCACGTCGATTGTGTCGTTTGGTGACCAGTTGCTCGTGTTCAAGCCTCGTGCAGTGTTCGCTGTGCTTGGCTATGACGAGGACACGTTCCAGTTGGTGCAGTTGACGAATCAGGCTGGGGCGGTGTCGCCACAGGCTGTCGCTGCGACGGAACGTAGCGTGTTCTTTTTCAGTTGGCCGCAGGGCCTGTTCACGTGGGATGGGTCGTCGTTCACTGATCTGTTCAGTCCAATGCGTCCCGTGTTGGACAGTGGTGATTTCAACGACACGTCGTTGGATGGCGTGTACCTGTCGTATGTGGGTCGGAAAGTTCATCTGAGTCTCCCCGTCGGTATTGACCCTGACAGCGTGGAGGATTACGACCAGTCAGGGTTTTCTTTCGATGACGACGAGTTGAAATATGACGGTGCGGTTCGTGCCGATGTGCCTACGTCGACGTTTGTTTGGGATCAGACAGTGGGTGCTGATGGGGCGTGGGTTCGTTACAGGTTGGCTGACGGATACGGGTTCGCTGGCGGTGCCGACTGGGTTGATGCGAGCGGGTTGAACATCCCCGTGTTTCTGCATCCTGTGAAACCGTGGGTGTTACGAGCGGAACGTGACGCCTATCAGGACACGATCGGCGGTGTTACAGCACCGCTCGAATCGTATTACGTGACGAAATGGCAGGATGCAGGCACAACTTCGTTGAAGAAGTTTTGGCGGCGTCCACAGTTCCTTGTCCGCCAGTTGGGTGAGGACACCGTTATTCAGGTTGAGGTGTTTCACGACTGGGATCGGACGGCGACCGCAAGGACGTTCACGTTGGATTTCACGGGGGCCGAGTTTTCTGGCGGCTACGAGTCATGGGTGCAACCTGATTTGGGTTCCGATCTTGTGAAAGGAACGAATCTTGGCTTGGCGAACTCTGTCCAGTTGAAAGTGTCTGGGCAGGCGGGGAAACCGTGGGGTGTGAACGGCATCACGTACAAGTTCAACCCTCGTAGGAGCCGTGTCTGATGGCTGCGAACAAGTTCACTCCGCCTTCGATGGCCCGTCTACAGGGCGCTGACGCTGTGGTTCTCAGGCAGATCATTATGGCTTTGGTGCAGGAGTTGGAACGTGTTCGTGCCCGTTTGGACGCTGGCGGACTGTAACGAAACAGGTATTAGGTGATGGCAGATTTGACGAATCTTGGGTTGGCGGCCAATAAGCGGCTGCGGCAGGGGGCGCTGGAATATGGCGCCAGCACTGCCATGAACAACTTCAGTCGGATGCTGTCTCAACAGCGTGGTCAACGGAACCTTCAAGATTTCACGACGAGTTCCAACAAAAACTTGCAGAAGTTGAACACTGCTTATTCGCAGCGTGGTTTGCGGAACAGTGGTGTGCGCAAACAGGGTGTCACTGATTTCACGAAGGATGCGACGCAGCAACGTCAGGACATTGTTGACCAGAACCGTAACGAGCAAACCCAGTTCGACATGAATGATGCGAACTATCAGGCGGCGTGGGATGCGTTACAGAAAGAAGTCGAGTTGGACAAGACAGGTTCGATCAACAACTTGTTCGCAGAGTTGTCGAAGTATTACCCGTTCTTAGGGAGTTGAGTGATGGCACCACGTAGACCAGTAGCAAACGCAGGTACGGCGGCGTTGAGTCGTTTGGCGATTGGGGCGAAGCCGAAGCCGAAGCCTTCAGGGGTCGGGTATGACGGCTCTGGATGGTCGTATGCGAAGCCGCCTACATCGAGCGCAACGGTTCCTGCGGACACCAGTGGTTATGGGTCTGCGGAACTTGGTGCAGTTGGCGTTGACTCGACCACGATGAAGCCGTTTGTGATGCCGCAACCTGCGACGTCACGGCCGACCGTTGCGGCTCCTGCGGCTCCTGCGGCTGCTGGGCCTTCGTCGGCGATGCAGGCGATCGCGATGCAATCTCGGGTGAATCCGTTGGACGCTTTGTATTCGACGTTGTTTGAGCGGCTCGGCTCGCAGCGGGATCAGCGGTCGGCGTTCTGGGACACACAGGATGCTGACCTCACTTCCCGTGTTGGTAACGCCAGAACGATGCAGGAGCAGGCGATGAGTAACGCCCGAGATGTGCTTGCTAACGGGGTGAATCCGTACGCCAACATTCAGGTGGCGCAGTCGCAAACGGCTGGTAATCCGTTTGCGGAGTTCATGGCTGCGACTGGTGTTGACCCGTCACAGGTTGACCAGTTGGTTGCGTTGAACGCTGCGAACAATCAGCAGTATGACGCTGCTGCACGGCAAGCGTTGGACACGTTGGGTGCTGCTTACACGGGTGCGAACCAGTCACAGTTGAATGATTTGGCGTTGATGAACGCTGGCTTCCAGAATGATCTGTCAGCACAGGAAAACGCTTTGCGTGCGGCGATGGCAACGGGTCGTGCCAGTGACACTGCTGCGTTCGATCAACGTGATTTTGATGCGAGACAGGCACAGATTGGGGACAACCAGTCGTGGGATACGAATAACGAGAACACTCGTCAAACGTTGTTCCAAAACATTTTGTCGTCGTATGGGGATTCGCTTGATCCGCAGTCGCTGGTTGATTTGGTGACGGCGTTTGCGACGGCGACAGGTCAACGTCCGCAGGATTTGATGCCGACGGGGATGGGTGCCTGATGGCTGGCATCGACCTTGGTGATCCGCAAGTGTTGGCGCTGATTGCAGCGGCAATGAGTGGTACGCCTAACACGAATCTGAATGTGTTGGGCAACTTGTTGGGTGACGGTTCGACGGCGTTGCCGTTGTCTGTGTTGCTGGGTACGTCGAATGTGGATTCGTTGGCTGGTGCGGTGGATTCGGCGTCGTATCGGCCTGTTGAGGCGGCGACGTTGCAGGCGATGGATTACGAGTCGACGTTGCAAAACTTTGCTGGTGATCCTGAGACGACGGCTGCGTTACGGGCGATCGAGTCAGGTATTCCTCCTGAAACATATGTGGCGTTGCAGAAGGCGGAGATCGCTGGGATTGAGGGGATTACTGACGAGCAGCGCACTGCGGAGAACTTCCGTATTGACGCCTTGAAGCCTGTGCTTGATGTCTACAAGAACCAGTTGGATGCGTACTCGTCGTTTCAAGGCAAGTTGGCGACGGGTGAAGTTGTTGAGCGAGACGGGACGTTTTATCAGTCGGTGTCTCCCGCTGACCGTCAGGCAGAGTTGTCGAAGCAGGGGATTTACGGGGCGTTGGCTGACCCGTCGATGTATCAGTCGCCGCAGGCAACTGCGTTGGCTGCGGCTGAACGTTTCTTGAAGGATGCTGGGCAGCAGGAAACGGCTCAGAAGAATCAGATTTGGGATCAGCAGGTTGCTGGCACTCGGATCACCAAGCAACAGGATGCCGACCTTGCAAGGGTGGCGGCGAACGCTGCACGGCAACGTGAAGTTACGTTGCCTGAGAATCCTTCTTTCATGCAGCGTGTTGCTGGATGGTTCAACGGGCAGACTCGCCAGAGTCCGACAGCAGATAGCACGATTCTTGCTGGCGCTGCTGGCGGTCCCGTGAACGCTCCGTACCGTTCGGGCATGAGCGCCGAGGAAGCCTCGGCTCGGGCTGGCATGTATCTCGGCCAGCAGAACGCTAGGGCTGCTGCGGAAGCAGCGAAACCACAGTTGTCTGCGTTGGAACAGTTGAAACTGGACAACCAGAAGAAGTACGGCGATCTGCTTTCTCAGGCTGCGAGTGCGTCGACGACACGGCCCGCCGAGTCGTACATCGCTAACCAGTCTGCGTTGCTGTCCGCACTTGCAGGAGGTGGCGGAAGTGGCAGCGGTAGCGGTAGCGGTAGTGGTGGTGGTTCTTCTGGGCCGAAGATTCGTTTGGATCAGGACACCATCAACCGCATTGTTGGCGCTTTGGCGAGGTGACCGTGGCGACATCGGTTGAGGATGCGATTCGACTTGTCAGGTTGAACCGCCCGACGACGCAGGCTGTAAGGCCAGCGTCGTCGTTGACTCGTTTGGCTGACGTTACGGCTGCGGCGAACTCTGCTCGTTTGGCTCGCCTCGGTGTGCAGGCACAGAACGAGGACAAGGGTCCCAACTTCAAGTCGTTACTGAATCCGTTGAACGCAATCCAGTTGCCGATGCGTGCAATTGCGGCGACGGCGGAGGATGCGATTCGCTACCAGATGGGTCCCGAGGGTGATGTTGGTCGTGACGAGGCTGGCTCTTGGTTGACTCGTGTGCTTGATCCAACGTACGGCTATGGCCGTGCGTTGGACTTGAATCGTGATGGGACGATCACTGGTAACAAGTGGGGTGACCGTGCTATCGGTCTGGCAGGTGACGTGCTGTTTGACCCGACGACGTATGTGACGTTGGGTGCTGGACAGTTCGCTAGTCGTGCTGGTCGTAGCGCATTAGCGGAAACGCTTAGGTTGGCTGGCGCACCCGAGCAGGCAATCCAGAAAGCAGGCAAATATGGTTTGTCTGGTTTCCGTGACGCTGAACGTGTGGCGTTGAACCTGTCCGAGATTTTGGGTCGTGATGCTCGTTCTGGCCTCAGGTTTATGGGTGCACGTATCCCTTCAACGGCAGGTGTCGCTGATGCTGTTGGGACGAACCTGTCGAAGATTCGTGCTGGTTACAACCAGTCGAAGATCGGGTCGAAGATTCGTGACGCCACGGTGAACCGTGACTTGAAGGAAGCGTTGACGAAGTTGACAACGGGCCGTGGCCCGATGTCGGCTGGTCAGGCTTCAGGGTTCATTGGGGCTTACCGTCGTGGTAGTTCCGAGGGCACTCAGGCGGCTACTGAACTTGGTCAGACGGCGTTGGAAGTCGCTCGCAGTCTCGATGACGATGTTCGTTTCAATGGTGCTGCGGCGATCGAGAACGACGATTTGTCGAACCCTGTTGTTGCTGGGGTCAAACAATGGTTTGATGACGCCCGCACCACGTTGAATGATCGTTACGGGTTGAACATTCCTGAACGTCAACGTTACGTGCCGCACATTTGGACAGACGATGGTCGTCAGATTCTGAATGGTGAGGACGAGATTGGTGCCGACCTTCGCCGTATTCTCGGCATCACGGTCGACAAGGTGCGTGGCTCCCAGATTGTTGAGGGACGCCAGTTAGTTGGCGGCACGCACAACATCGGCGGCGAGGTCGTGGACTTCGGTCGGGGCACGATCGCCGAGATCAACGACGAGATGCGTCGCGTGTTTCCGAATGTGGTCGGCACGAAAGATGTGCTTGAAAGCGATCTGGTTCGGATTCTGGATTTCTATGTCGGTTTCGCTGGGACAGCGGTCCGTGAGAAAGCGATGTTGGATCGGCTGGTGACAACTGGTGCTGCCGACCTGTCGGTGAACCAGATGGAAGCAGTGGTTGATCCGAAGGCTTCCCGTCAAGCGAAGTTGAACGAGGTTCTTAGAACCCGTCGAGAGTTGCGTGACGCTAAGGGTGCGGCTGCTCGCAGCCTGCGGGAAGTGAACGCCCGCATGGATGTGATTGCGGGACGTTTCGATCGTCGCATGTCTGCCCGTATCGGTGAGGTTGGTGACAAGGCCCGCAAAGTTTTGCAGGGCGCTGGGTTTGACGTGAAAGATTTGGCTACCCGTTTGCGTGATCCGAAACGTCGGACGCAAGCGATCGCCCAACTGAAGTCTGTTGTCGGCAAGATGGAAGATCGGGTCAAGGTTCTTCAGAAAGAACTTGACTTGAAGGTTGGTGATGCAAAGATTGGGCGCACTGCTGAACGTGTGCGTGCCCAACGGGAGTTGGGCGAACTTCAACGTGTGCTTGCTGATCTGAAAGCAGTTGAGACGCAGATCACTGACGCTATGGGGGCGCCGCCCGCTGGCGGGCTTGGCGCTGACGGTGTGCTTCGTTTGACTGAGGACGACTATTACATCGAGTCACAGGCACGGCAGTTGTATGACGACGAAGCCAAGTTGGATGCTGCGATTCAGGAGTATCAGGGGGCGTTAGAGGCGGAGCAGGCTTTGGCTGATGGTTGGCCGAAGAAAGCGGATGTTGATCGTTACAAGTTGCAGGAACGTAAGCGTGCGCAGGATGAGTTGGCCGACCACTATGCGGAGGCTGAACGAAAGTTTGAGGGGTTCTTTGCTGTAACGAGGCGGGAGGTGCGCCGTAAGGACGGCCGAGTTATCACGGTGCACCAGCCGAAGATTTCGTTGGACACTAGGCGTGCTGCGATGGGTGGCGGCGAGTACGACACGTGGCGAAACTTGAGTGCGAGTCGCAAACGGCAGGTCGCACATTATTTGTCTCGTGGTGACACGAGAGATGTGGGCACTGGGATTGACCAGATTGCCGCCAACTTTGATGGTGATGTTGAAGCGGCGTGGCAAGCGATCTTCGATTTCGTTGACCAAGAGGTTGCGTTGCAGCAGGCCCGTGCCGACATCAACAAGGGTGTGTCGGATGCGGTGACTCGTCGTCGCATGTTGGACCGTGGCTATTACGAGGTGAATGGTTTGCGGCCAGCAGAGTTGACTGCTGACCAGTACGAAAAGATGTTTGTCCGAACGGATGAGATCATTGCTGCGGGTGGTCGGGATGCGTTACCTGACATTGAAATCTTGCCAAAGGACGCTGGTGGTGGCGAGGTTCCCGAAGCGTTGCTTCAGCAACGTGGGGCGTTAGAGGAACGTCTCGCTCGGATGGTGCCGCCATCTGAGGATGGCAGGTTGCCGTTCCCGCAGGACAGGGCGACAGAGTTGCAGGCACGGGTGGACGAGTTGTCGAAACCACCGATGGATGCGGACATCAAGCAACTCACGGTCAACGTGGAGAACATTGACACTGCCCGCCGCAAAGTTGCTGAACTGGTTGACATTGCGGAGCAGGTTCGTGCTGCGAGCACTGCTGTTGCTACGTCACGTAAAGAAGCAGTGTCGAACTATGAGCGGTTGAAGTGGGCTGAAGCGGTGATGATTCTCGTGGACCCCGAGAACGCCGAGAACCGTATTGCGTTGCAGAAAGCGGCTCGACTGTTAGGCGACGATCATCCTGTTGTGACGGCGTTGGCTGCTGCTGTCGGTGTTGATGGTGCGGAGAAGGATGCGACGTACGCATTGCTGAGTCGTTACATGGATGCCGAATGGGAGTTGTTGCAAGCGAACGCAAAGGTTGATGATCTTGCGAAGTCGTTGGAGTTCTTGAAACGACCCGATGCTGTGCAGGTATTCACCACACAGTTGAAGCGTGGTTGGACGGAGATCAGTGATCGTTACGGCATTGCGGTCCCATCGGAGATGGCCGCAATGTTTGAGCGTCTGCCCGCTACCTCTAGCGAGTTCCAACCGTTCTTGAAGGTGTGGGACACGTACATCAACTTCTTCAAGACGTACGCCACGCTGTCACCCCGTTTCCATATCCGTAACTTGATGGGCGGGTTGTTCAACAACATGGCGCACGGCGTTTCGCCGTTCGCCATGACCGAAGGTGCTGGAATCTGGAACCGTTACATGGCGAACCCGATCCAGTTTGCAAGCACAGCCAGTGATGTTGAGAAGGAAGTGGTGCGGATTGTGTTGGCGACTGGTGGGGGCCAGTGGGACGACATTGGTCGCCGTATGCTCGGGTCGAAGGCGACGCAGAACGCTGTGACAAACAGGTCTGCGAGAGCAGGTTTCTATGTTGAAGGCTGGTTGCGTTCAGGTATGGCGTTGGACACGATTCAGCGTCGCAGCGGCGGGTTGGTGACCGACTCGTTTGATGAGGCGGTCGCCCGTATC